GGCAAAAGCTAGTCGAGGAAGGCGTTATCAAGCCGTCTGAAACTGCCACTGAATATCGATACCGAGACTTTAAGCGAGCGAGGGTGGCGGTATGAGGTGGTTTAAGAAACGCAAAAATGGTGCGGTTGAAGACCCTGCCGAGGTTACATTTAACCGTATGATGGAGCTTGTTAGAAACTTGTCGACTAAAGACTACAACAAGCTCAAAAAAGCTATGGATCAGGCGTACAAAGCCTATCAAATTGTCAAAGGGTTAGACCCTGATGAAGTTGACAATAGCGAATACATTTTAACCAAAGATAAGGAGGTAAATTAAAATGGCAGGCACTAAAATTGGGGGATTAAAAGCAAGGAAGACGAATATTGAGCGTCACGGCGAGGATTTTTATCAACGAATTGGTCGAAAAGGTGGGCAAAATGGTCATACTGGTGGTTTTGCTTCTAATCGTGAACTTGCTCGAACCGCAGGTGCTAAGGGTGGCAGGATTAGCCGTAGAGGACCAGCAAAGAGGTCGGTATGATTGGGGTGATTATTGTTGTAGTTGTGTCGATGATGATATTCGCAGCGCTGGTGTTTATCGGCAGTGTAATTGATGAATACGAAAAAGAGGATAAGAGCGATGGTGATAAAAGTTAAAAAGCACCTATTCTTTAAGCCACGAAGATGCCCTGATTGTGGGAAACTCTGCTTTACCTGCCGGAATTGGCGGTCACTGAGGTGTAAAGAGTGCCATAAAGACCACGCAAGACGGCGCAAGTACGTTAGGACAAGAAAGCAACGAAAAACAGGTAATTACAAATACTGTAGAGCTTACAAAAGAAGGCGTACTAAAGTGATTGCTGAGCACCCATATTGTGCATTGTGTGGTGGAGTTGATAATCTCACTACACACCACGTGGGGGGGGGTGATACCTATTTAACTGTGCTATGTGACGAGTGCCATCAGGCGTACGAAAGGTATAACAATAAAAGAAAGGCGAAACTATGGAAGAAGAACTCAAAAGAGAAAACGAAGAAGCGATTGACCGTTGGTTCGCGTTTGTGGAGGAGTATTATGCGACTAGTACAATCCCACTATCTTATGTGTTATTACCAGACCCAACTGGCACCAGTATTAGAACGTGCGGAAGCCCAGTGGGGTGCCTTAAGCTATCAAAGGGCGAATATAACAGGCTAATGAGGGTATTAAAAAATTAAGAAAGGAGCAAGAAAATGAAATTGCGAAATAAAAAGACGGGGGAGATAGGATTAGTCCATTGTGATGCTACAATGTTCTCTACGAAATTTGGGGTTTATGTCGGTAACGAAATTAAAATAGGCGCACCGTACAAAGAGTATAATTCTCTCGCTGAACTCTGCGAGGAGTGGGAAGATTATGAAGAACCGAAAGTTTATTATTACATATCAGATTTTGGTGCTATTCGTGAATGTGAAATTGGCAAATACCCAGAAGATGAAGAAGATAGAAAACAAATTGGCAACTATTTTGAAACCGAAAAAGAAGCCGAGAAAGCAGTTGAGAAATTAAAGGCGTGGAAAAGGTTGAAAGATAAAGGGTTCAAGGTCGACCTATGGGATTATGACGGCGGTAACTATCAAGAAAGAATTAGAACTGGAAGAATACTTTGATGAGCTATTAGATAAGGAGATGGAAGATGAGTAAAGGTGATGCGTTTTTGTTAGGGCTAATACTCGGATTCTTTATCTGTATGTTCGTATTAGCAAAGAGTGGGGTACTCGCATGATTAGTGTTATCGTGACCGTGTACAACAAGAAGCCATGGCTTGAGCGGTGCCTAGATAGCATTGTAAACCAGACCGATAAAGAACACCAAGTGATTGTAGTCGACGATGGTAGTAGCGATGGAAGCGATGCTATATGCAATAAATACAAGGAGCATGGATTCGAGGTTTATCACACAAAGAACTACGGCGTGAGTCATGCTCGAAACTACGGCATGAAAAAAGCGAAGGGAGAATATATCACCTTTATGGATTCAGACGATTCATACGAACCGAATGCGTTTGAAATCATGCGAAATATGACCAAAAATGAAGAATACAATATCATTCAATTCGGTCAATATCGTGGGAGAGATGGATATAAGACACCTCATCACATGGACGCTAGAGGTGATTATGAACTCCCGAAGTGTGTCGATTATTGGGAGTTTACAACCAACAAACTATATAAGAGGAAGTTTCTCGAACGGCACAAAATCAAGTTTCGTGAGGGGTTGCAATTCGGTGAAGACGAAATGTTTAACGTTGAGGCGATTTTGGCTAATAATGGTTTACGACAAGCGAGCGTGATTTTGTATAACCACTACTTTGACGATAAAAAGAGTTTGTGCCGTGGTGGACTAGACCTTGAAAAACTAGAAAACCTTGAAATGATGTTAAAAGCGAGACTAAAGAAGTTGATAGATGATGGTGGCGAGAATTGGGTGAATGGTGCCGAGTGGTTGCTATGGCAATTACGCAGACACTATAATTCTGCCACTTTTAAGCGTTTTGGATTCGTGCAAAAGCCAAAAGGTAAGTATGATATCGTCTATTTTGTTAAAAACGCTCCTAGGAACGAAGAATTGCGTTATTCGCTAAGAAGCGTCGAACGGAACTGGTCATATAACGAAGTTTGGTTTTATGGCGGTTGTCCTGATGGCATTAAACCCGACCACCATATCGAACAGAAACAGAATGCCCCGACCAAATGGGAAAATGTCCGCAATATGATGATTGAGTGTTGTAAAAATGACAATATCACAGAGAACTTTTGGCTATTCAATGACGATTTCTTTATTTTGAAGCGTGTACCTGAAAACATAAAACCTCGGTATGATGGCACAATCACGATTAAAATAGAGCAAGTCAGAGCAAAACATCATGGTGAAGACAGCGAATGGACGAAAAACCTTGCTAAACTACGCAAATTGTTACTAGATGCAGGCAAAACTGAGTATTGTTATGCGATTCATGAGCCAATGCTGGTAAACCGCAAGAAAATGCTAGAAACTCTCGAAAAGTACCCGAAAGAGCCGATGATTCGGGCATTATACGGTAATTACTGGGGAATTGGTGGCGAGAACGAACCTGACCCGAAGTATAGCGAGCCGAACGATAAAGTCGACGATGATATTGAGAAACTTGAGATGATATCAACGTCGGACGAGAGCTTTAGAGCTGGTTTTATTGGCAGATGGATTCGTGATAAGTTTAGCGATAAGAGTAGATTTGAAGCATGACCCTATAAATGATTAAAAAGGAGATAAGATGGCAAAAATTGAGGATTTGATATTTGACGACAAAAACTTTAACAAACACACCGAGTATGGTATGGGATTGCTTGAAAAATCACTCAGAGAAAACGGAGCTGGCAGAAGCATTCTTATTGATAAAGACAACAATATCATCGCTGGCAATGGCGTAGTTGAAGTCGCTGGGAGTATTGGAATTGATAAAGTAAAGATTGTTGAGACGAGTGGCGATGAAATAATCGCAGTCAAGAGGACTGATATTAAACTTGATAGCGAAAAAGGACGCACAATGGCTTTGGCCGATAATGCGACTGCGAGTGCTGATTTAGCATGGGACGAAGAAAACATCAAAGAGCAAGAAGAAACGTGGGGTTTTGAATCGAGCGACTGGCTAGGTAACGAATCGCTTAAACTAGACGATACGATGCAAGAATTAGAAGATGCAGAAGAAACTGTAATAACAATTAAAAGCTCTGATACTGATAGACTACAAAAGTTTATTGACGAAATAACACCTATCATTGAAAAGTATGAGCTAAAGGCGAGCATAAAATGATAAAGTTAGGCAAAGCTACACCAAACCAGATTCGATACGCTTGTCTTAACTATCACTATGCAAAATGCGTGCCTTCTGTACAAGTCGCATTTAGCTGTTACGAAGATAATGAATTTATAGGCGTAATATGCTACGGAGGGGGGGCAAATAATAACATGGCAAAAGCGTTTGGTTTACTTACAGGACAAGTTTTAGAGCTTGAGCGTGTAGCATTGAATGGCAAACAAAAAACACCGACATCGAAATTCGTTGCTGTGAGCATGAGACTAGTGAAAAAAGCAAAACCTATGCTGAAGATGCTAGTTAGTTATGCTGATATCACGAACCAAAATCACAAAGGTATAATCTATCAAGCTACAAATTGGATACATGATGGCGTAAGCAAAACTAACAAAGATGCTTACTATATAGTTAATGGCAAGCTAGTACATGGGCGGTCAATGCGAGCTAAATATGACAGTAAAGCAAATTTTCCTGAATACGAAGATGCACCTGTGCAAGAAAAACATCGATATCTGTATTTTTTCGACAAAGAGTTAAAAGATAAGTATATGCGTCAAAAGTGTAGTGGCGACACGACTAACATCCAGTTAGTAAAGGGCGGTTCGATTCCGACCTTGACGCACCAAAAGGAGGAATATGTCAAACCCTAAAGGAACACCTGAAAATTTAACTAAACCCGGTGACGGGAAACATTATGAGTTTACGAATGAAGACAGACAAAAAGCTGGTAAATCTACCAAAGAACATTATGCGATGGCTAAATTATTAGACGATTTTGGCAAATTGCCACCAGATATTGAAGACATTAAAAAGCGTATGAGAAAGTTTGGTGTCGCTGACGATAAGGTCACGAATGAGTCAGCTATTGCAGTACGCATCATCATAGGTGCTAGAAGTGGTGACCCAAAGATGATTGACAGATACTTAGACGCTACTGGTCAGAAGATAATACGCAATGTCAATGAGAACTACAATTATGAAATGAAACCTTTAGTCGACTTAACTAAGAGAAAGAAGAATGGCGAGGACAACGGCACTAAACAAGATTGAAGCGACACTTTATGAACCTACATTTTACAAAGTGATTCAGGGTGGAGCTAGTGCAGGAAAAACTTTTGCTATCATCACGCTACTTATCGGGTACTGTCAGAGTTACGCAGATTCGCTCGTGACGGTGGTGGGGTTGTCTTATCCTCACCTTGAGGCTGGTACGATTCGTGATTTTGTGAAGATTATGAAAGAGGTGGATGGTTGGGAAGCTGAGAGATGGAACAAGTCCGCTAAGACCTACGAGTTTGCTAATGGTTCAATACTCGAATTCAAGTCTATTGATAGAATGAGTGCTAGAGGGCCGAGACGTGATGTGTTGTTTGTCAATGAGGCGAATGGTATTAGTTTCGATACGTTTCAGGAGCTTGCTACGAGGACGAAAGACTTTTGTATCATTGATTTTAATCCGTCCGCTAAGTTTTGGGCACATGAGGAGCTTTGTGAGGGTGTTCCGAACGATACAACACATATTATACTAACTTACAAGGACAACGAGGCTCTGATGAGGCGTGAGGTGGCAAATATCGAGAGTCACAAGCCGAAACAAGGCGAAGAGCCGTCGAATTGGTGGGTGGTGTATGGATTAGGGCAGATTGGCACGCTTGAGGGGAACGTCTACTCGGGTTGGAGCGAGGATACATTTGACCATATTCGTCAAGTGGGGAAATTGGTCCGCTACGGTCTGGACTTTGGGTTCTCGAATGATGAAACGGCCATGGTGGCGATATACGAGATGGAAGATGGGAAGCTGGGTATAGTTGAGAAAATTTACAAGCGTGGGTTGCTCGGATCGCAATATGCTACTGAGTTCGAGAAGGCTGGTATTGATCCAAACGTCTTAATCGTAGCAGATAGTGCTAGACCTGAGATTATATCGGAGATACAAAAGGCTGGATATCGTTGTATTGGTGCCGACAAGAACGCTGGCTCAGTGCTTCGTGGCATTAACCGTGTTATGGAGCGTCAGATAGTGTACTGTGGTGATAATTTGAAGCGTGAGTACTTGTCTTATGCGTGGAGAAAAAAGCGTACTGGTGAAATACTAGACGAGCCTCAAGACGGCAACGATCATATTATGGATGCGTTACGTTATGCTATAGATGATATGAGTAAACAAAGGTTCGACTTCTGACCCGATAGGGTAAGATAATGAGATTACATTAACAATTAAACGAAAGGATAAATATGACGGAAGATAAAGCTTCGGCCCTAAGAAAAGTCATTATCAACTTAACACCTGAGGAGTATCACGGTGGACCAGTACCAACAGATGCTGTTATCCCGATAGATATATCTGATAAACTAGAGGACGGTAAGTATTATTACCTTGAAAGTATTAAGGTAGAATATGAAACGCGTGGAAACACAATAGGATATATTCCGTTTGCAGAATATGAACAATTCAAGAAAGCAGTCGAGAACATCCTCGATGCCACCATCGTGAACGCCAAACAAAGAGACTCCATACAGAAGTTACTCGACAATGCGTTCTTTAACACTCCAAGATTCGATGGCGCTGTGATATAATAAGATTACAGCTGAGAGGCGCTTGGCTGCTACGAAGAACGTACTATAAGAGTCTGTTGCCCTCACCTATAAGAGGTGTCAGAAAACCAAGGATACGCCTCGGCCACCGCCACCACTGGATACGTCGTATGGCCATCGGGTTAAGTGCGGTGGTTTTTTCATGACCCGACAGACCATTATACTAAAAATGAAACGGAGAGATGCCGTTTTGCACCTGTCCACCTAAATAATCTGATTTGGTTGCAAGAAACCGTTTGCGAGACGGTTTTTTGTTGTCACATGACCCGATACACCGCTTAAATCGCCTTATGAAGTACTTACAGGCACAGGCTATTATTACTGCCGACAAAAAACAAACAAGTGAACGAAGATATAGGAACATATTAGCTAACTCTGGTCAAGAGATGGAAAGTGGCGAAATTCGTGATTTGTCCTCGCTCCATGTTATGACGAGAGATGGCAAATTGATGTTGATATCTGATTTAGATACCAACCCCGAAGCACAGACTGAGAAATACTCGGTCAATTTTGTGGCGAATCATGGTCATAATGACATGGCTACTGGTGAGAGGGTTGTAGATATTGAAGACATTATCGGTGACGCTAGAGTGTGGATGGAAAAGGACGGCTTGCACGCTAGAGTGTATTTTGCCAATGACGATGAAAAAGCCGACCACGCTTATGCGATATCAGACAATGCTAGTTACTCTATCGGTACGGAATGGTATCCTGATGGCTATTATGGTGCTGGACAAGAAATTGATGGATTAGTCGGTATTTTGAGGGAAATATCGATGGTTGATACTGGAAACGACCCTCGTGCATATACTTTAGACCATAAACCAGTGTTGTCACAGGCTCAAGGGAGCGACTCAGCTGGTGATGGTAAAGAATTAGAAAATAACGAAAGGAAAGAAGCAATGTCTGACGTGAAGAAAGACGAACTCACTCCTGATGAGAACCGTGCATTGAAAAATGTACTCTCTGAGGTTGTGGATCGCTTTACCACTGACGCTCCTGAAGGCGAAACCGAGCCAACTGCTCGTGAAGCTAAGGATGAAGAGGGTGAAGCTCCTGCAGAAGCACCTGCAGAAGAGAAAAAAGATGTGCTAACGAATAACATCATCGTTATCCGTGACAAAGCTGTCAAGCAAGAGAAAACTGTTGCCAAGAATGATTGGCTACACAGTGAAGCTGGTCACCGTGCCTTTGCCGACACCCTTAAAAAGGCTGGTCGCATGGGTGCTACCTTTGACGCTATGTGGCGTGAAGAAGCTGGCAAGCACATGAACCTTGACGGTGTTACTGGTTTACCTAACCCTGCTCCAGTTGAACAATATTTTGTCAACGCTCTTGAGAAGAGTGATGGTATCATCAGTCACTTCCAATTCATTAGTGCTAAGAGTTTCAGAATCCATGTACTCGAAAGCGAATCAAGGGCCGCTGGTCATAAAAAAGGTGATGACAAAGCAAATCAGTCTGTTACCGACACCACTCGTGACTTACTAGTCAAGATGGTCTACAAGAAACTTGACCTAGACGCTACTGAGCTTTATGAAAATCCATGGCTCATCGACTTCCGTTCGCAAGAATTGGTTGACGCTATCGTCGCCGAAATCGAACAGGCCGCCGTTGTGGGTGATGGTCGTACTGCTCCATCTGGAAACGCCGCCGACTATCGTATGTTCGATGGTACTCGTGGCTTCTACTCAATGCTTGCTGATGCTACTGCCGTTTCTGGCATTGGTACCAAGCTCGCAAGTAGCTACACTGGTGGTGATAACATTTACGATGGTGTGGTTGGTGCTAGAGGTCAAATCAAGACCGAAGGTGCTCAAATCCTCGTTGCTAAAAGCTCTGCTATCACTGCTTTATTGCAAGCTAAGACTAACGGTGGCTATCTTGTCGCTCCAGGTGCTTCTATCGAGAACATTCTCGGTGTTGAGAGAGTTTACACCCCGACTTGGATGGACGACCAGACTGTTGACGCTATCTTGTTCGTAAACAATGCTTATAAGCATGGTGGTGAGCAAGGTATCCGTGTCCGCAGTGAGTTCGACACCACCAAGAACACCGACATCTTGTTAGATGAAACCCCACGGTTCGGTTCTCTTGGTGCTAAAAAGTCCGCTGTGGCTATCACTTTAGCAAACGAATCCTAATCAAAGGAGAATAGAGAATGTTGACGCAAGAGCAGTACAAACTATACACAGGGCAAACCGTAAACTTTAGCGAGTCAGATTGGGAGGCTCTGGTATCAGTTGCGTTGATGCGACTTGCGTCTCTTCTCTGCCTTGAAGAACTCCCTACTACAGATGAAAGCGGTGTAGTTACATTACCTGCAGATTTCGCTCTGCTACTCGCCAATTTCATCTGTGCAGTTTTAAGGTTTCAAGGCAATGGGGACGCTGTTGAATCAAAACACGTCCGCAACTTTACAATTAACTTTAAGACAAGTAGTGCCACCGATGCTTTTTCTCAGATTGCAACACAGTATTCCGACATAATCGAGAAGTATAGTCAATGCAATATTGGTGTAAAAGTAGAAAAGTCGGCACCTAGGTGTTGCTATGGACGTATTTAGTGCTTTTCCGAATGCTATTATTAGTGGTATATGGAAGATTGCTAAATACCAACGTGGGGGTGTCGTAGGAACGTATTGGGACGCTGACAATGCTTATACGCTTGACGTGATAGTAGACGAGGGTGATGTTAGCAATATCAATGCTGGGTCGAACGCTGAAACGCTCGACGCTGACTTGCTATTATATGCTAAACCGTCACAGTTACCGACTACGAATCCGAGGGCGTTGGCTTCTGGATACCTTGTATATGATAGCGAGAATGGTGACTCTTTTGCCGTTATAAACGCTGGCATTGGCAAGAACCAAGAGAATGGCGAGATTGAACATATTGAGTTGTTACTGAAACAGACCGATATTGCTACTATCGAGAGTAGTGAATCATGAGTGACGTTTCAATTAAACTCACTTGGGACAATAACGCTATTCATACCATTGAAAATAAGACCATGAAGGGGCTTATCAGAATGGGGTATGATATCGCTAGCTTGGCGAGAGCGAATGCTCCGTACCTCACAGGTGCCTTATCGAACTCTATTAGAGTAGAGGAAGACGCTGACGAGATATACGTTATCGCAGGTGGGAAGATGGGCGGTAAAGATATTCGGTACGCTGGGATTCAGGAGTTTGGCGGATACGCTGGCAAAAACCACAATGCCTATATCACTGGCAAGCACTATATGGAGAATGCTAAAGACTTCATATTGGCTGGCAACTACCTACAAAAATACTTCGGAGATATAACCTCATGATTACACTCGCTTTACTAGAACAGATGGTCGCTGACAATGTTGCCGACTTGGAACTTGACAAGACCATATTCTGGGAACAGGCACCTCTGCAGAATAATGGCAAGCCTGCTAGTGGTGTTTGGTTAGTCACTAGAGGTGGAACGGCTGGAGATGCGAAAAACCGCAACTTGCACAGTACTGTGGATTTCTATGTAGCTCTAGCGAATAAACCGAAGACCGAAGCTGTACATCAAGCTATTAGGCAATGGATAAATACCAACATGGGGTGGTGCGACTTGAGCGGAAGCGTTGGTGGTACTACTTATCATTTTACTAATGTTCGCATTAGAAACACAGTTACACCTCAGAATTATGGTGCAACTGAAAATGGGTTGATTGTAAAGATAGCGAGTGCAGAACTGATCTATGACCTCGCAAAATAGTAAACTTAAACGAAAGGACGAAAAAAATGGCTACTAAAACTATCACACAATTACACCGTGTGAGTTTTCGCCGTTGGACTGGGTCTGCTTGGGACGTAGTGAACTTTGAGGCTGATGACCTCGGTCAAGATACTCAAGCCACTATTAACATCGCACCTAGAAAATCGAGCCGTTCTTCAAGTGTTGGTACTACCGAGAAACCTATTGCTGGTACTCTTGACGCTTTTGCTGGTTCTATCACTATACTGATGGGATACTGGAAAGCTCTTGGTGAGGCTTTGGGTGTTTGGAACTCTGCTACCTACGCTGGACACGATGCTAATGCTGGAAACATGACCGATGGTGGTGGTGCTGACCTTTGTGGTGATGGTACACCTGTTTCTGTCATTGTACAAGGTATCTGTGACGATGGTTCGACTGCTGATGTGGAGTTGACACGTTGCTACCCGTCTATTGACGATGATATCGAAATTGGAGCGAGTGATACTTCTGAGATTACGATTGCTTTGAACCCTCAGATTTACAACTCTGCTACAATGGCGAGCGACGGCTATCCTGCATATTCCTACAGGCTTGGCGACAACAGTTTAACGAAGAATCAACGCTATAACGCCACTTCTGGCGAATACGCTGATGTAACGGAGAGCTAGTTGGAATGACGGCACCTGAATTGACACTAAACGAAGTAAAAAAGAACGTGGTGCGTAACGTTCGGGTGTCGGATTTTCTGACTAGAGAACAGAAGCAAGATATTGCTACTTATAGAGAACAAAAAGAACGTGCTGGTGGAAGATGTCAGTTTGACAATGTAGACGCTTATAGTGCCGAAATACTTGCTCGATTCGGCTATGACGCATGGACTGCGTGGCAATGTGAGCAAATTAAACAAGATAAAATGGCGAAGATGGTACTGGCGGAACGTGCCAGAGATAAAAAATATCTGTTAGGGCTTGAGGGGCTGATACTCGCTGTAGGGGCAGGAGCAAATAGACCGACCAAGAGCGGACACGCCCCTCAAAGCCTCAAAAACGCCACTAAGATATTCAAAAACGAACAAAAGTTAGCGAAAGGAATTGCATAATGGCAAATAGTGCGACAGTTGGCTCTGCAGTTATTAGATTGACGTTCGATGGGAAGAACGCCAAGGCGGAACTCGCAGGAATTGAGAAAAACGTCGAGAGTTCGGGCAGTAAAATTGGGAATACCTTTAGCAAAGTTGGGAAGATGGCGGTTGCAGGGTTTGCAGTTGCGTCCACGGCGGCCGCTGGTATGGCTGTTTCGATTACGAAGTCCGCAGTGCAAGGATTTGCCGAATATGAGCAATTAGTGGGCGGTATTGACACGCTTTTCAAGGATTCTAGCGATATTGTGCAGAAATACGCCAGTCAAGCGTATAAGACCGCACAAATATCCGCCAACGAGTATATGGACACCGTTACGAGTTTCTCAGCGAGACTTTTGCAAGGGCTTGGTGGTGATACTGCGAAGGCGGCTGAAATTGCGAACACCGCTGTGATAGATATGTCCGACAACGCCAACAAGATGGGCACCTCTATCGAGATGATTCAGAATGCTTATCAAGGGTTTGCCAAACAGAACTACACCATGCTTGATAACCTCAAACTCGGTTACGGTGGCACGGCTTCAGAGATGGCTAGACTTATCAACGATTCGGGCGTACTTGGTGATACGATGACTGTTACCGCCAACACCGTCAATAGCGTGAGTTTTGACAAGATGATTGAGGCGATTCATGTGGTACAGGAAAACATGGGGATTACTGGTACTTCTGCACTTGAAGCAAGCAAGACCGTGCAAGGGTCGATTAACTCGATGAAGTCCGCTTGGAGTGATCTTGTTACTGGTATGGCGAACGAGAACGCCGATGTCGGTGTTTTGATTGAAAACTTTGTTGATAGTGCTGGTACTGCTCTTGAGAACCTAATACCTGTGATATTTAGTGCGATGGAGAATATCGCTGGCGTGATAGATAAAATTACTCCGATGATAACGGAGAAACTCCCTGCTTTGATTCAGACGCTTGCACCGACATTTATCAATGTGGTGATGCAGATTGCGATTGCATTGGTGCAAAGTCTACCTACTGTACTCACTACGCTTTTACAGGGCTTTTTGAACGCTTTACCTGCTCTTATCAGTGCCATTGTGGACGCTATACCGCAGATTATAATCGCTATCATCGAATTCTTGACAAACCCTGACAATATTGCACTTATTGTAGAAGCCGCTATTCAATTATTTATGGGGCTTGTCATGGCTGTACCTCAGATACTCGGCGGATTGATTAGTGCGTTTGGTACGCTTGTCGGTAACCTTTGGAACGGCATCACTAAGATGTTTGGTGAGTTTGCAGGGAAGTTTGGCGAATTTATCGGTGGCATCTTTAAGGGTGCTATCAATGGAGTGTTGACGTTTATCGAAAACTTCATCAATGCTCCGATTGACCTCTTGAACGGCTTTATCGGGCTTATCAATGACGCTTTTGGGTGGATTGGCGTGAATATAGGGAAGATTGACCGAATTCAACTACCGAGATTGGCGACTGGTGGTATTGCTCTGAGTGCCACTACCGCTATCATCGGTGAGCAAGGAAAAGAAGCTGTTTTACCTCTCGAAAATAATACCGACAATTGGGCTGGACTATTGGCGAATACTCTTGTCAACGAGATGGAAGCCGAGAACCTACGAGGTGGGGGTGACGTGATTCAATACAATACTATCGAGATTAGAAACGAGATGGACGCTCAAGATATCGGGCGAGTACTAATGCAAAGTATAAGGAGAACCGCATAATGGCAATTAAAGACGTAGATACTAAATGTTATATCCTCGCTCTGTTCGTGAGAGAAGATGGCGAGAGGTTTTTGCTTGGGAGTGGACACTACGAGTTTCTTGAGAAACAACAGCACTTTGCTGGCAATACGATGGCGAACGATGTCATTGAGGTGCAAGGGAACGACGGTTATTTACTCGCTGGACAGGTTCGACGACCTAGCACGCAGGTGTTCGAGGGGTATGTTGGTGACGGTACTACGGCTAAAACCGATGTTGAAACGTATAGACGGAACTTCTTCAAATTCTTTAGGAAAAACTTCTTGTACAAAGTGATTTACGTTTTTCCTGATGGCTCGGCGATACAGAGAAAACGAGGGTTCTTGGTGGACGCTCCTACGGTGCAAGAATTATATCAGATATACCCTGAATATCATGTGGCTTTGAACTTCGAGGACATCAACTACTACTATTACAATGAGAACTCTGAGGGTGAAGAAATATACGGCAAATCCGCTCTTATTGGTCTTGCGTTGGCGGCCACTGGTGGTTTGATATGGGACAACCTCGGTGCCGTTTCGATACCTTATACTTGGATTACGCCCGTTGATGTGGAAAAGTTTCAGCAGACCACAATTAACAACCAACTTAGCATCAAAGCACCTATCACTGGACTTGAGCTTTATGGTGACACCTTCCAGCAGACCTTTAGTGGGAAAAATAAATGGTACTATACTGATGGCTCATATACTAGCAGTGGCATAATTTGGGTGCGCTCTGGGTCGAAAATCACTGGGAGTGGCACTGCTACTGCTACAACTTCTATAGTTTATGGCGTGTTCACTTTACCATCAGTGCTACCTGCGGGAACATATACAGTATCTATTGGCGCTCCTACTAGTTATACAGTTGAATTCGTTATGCAAGATTCAAATGGCACTAACCATTTTGATTTCAAAATTCCTGCTGGACAAACTAAATTTACATATACATGTACTTATGATATTGCAAAAGTCAGAGGTGGAGCTGGTGGGTGGAAAGTAAACGATTCAATCAATATGACGATTACAAACATGCAGCTCGAATCCGGCAACCAAGCTACCTCCTATGAACCTTACACCAACGGTCCAGCTCCTAACCCCGACTATCCTCAAGACATCAACGTTGTTACTGGCGAGCAGACGGTGACGGTTAGCGATGGCGTAAGCTCCCAAACATTCGAGGTAAACTTGGGGAAAAACCTATTTGATAAAAGTAACCCTAATGTGATAGTGGGGACAGTTGAGGCTGGTGGGTATAATGCTAGTGGCTCAAATAAGTCGTTCTATTTGGAATGTGAAAGTAATACTACCTATACTATTCAAAAAAGAAATGATGGTGATACAAATAGATTTGCAATAGCTACTGCTGATACTATTCCTGTTCAAGGAACTGCGATGGCTGGCGTTATACAAAGAAACAATGATAGTAGCATAACTATAACTACTGGTAATGATGCTAAATATATAGTATGCACATTTTATAGAACTACTGAGTCTACTTTAACTGAGCAAGAACTTATAGATAGCATTCAAGTTGAACTTGGTTCAACCGCCACCCCATACGCTCCCTACTTTACACCTATCGAACTCTGCAAGATTGGCAACTACCAAGATTATATCTACAAGAGTGGGGATGATTGGTATGTGCATAAAGCGACTGGGAAGTCTATGTTGGATGAATTCAGATGGCTATCTTCAGCAACTAATCAAACAGGTCTTTATAGGGCTGAAGCGTATGAACTAAGAGGTTTAATAATAACGCCTAGTACTTACGCCGGCACTGTTATAGGTAAGAGCAAATACTTTACCGCTATACCTGCCAATAGTACAGGGACTTATGGTGCTCACGAGGGTATTAGTGCTAACCCTGACGGAACGATACAGGTGTATAATGCGGATTATAACACTAGTTCAAGCGTAAACGACCTAGTAACTTGGTTCACGACCAATAATGTAAGTTTCTACTATGCTCTCGCAACCCCAACCGACACTCAAATCACAGATAGCACGCTGATTGGACAGTTAGAAGCGTTGCAGAACACCAAACTGTTTGTCGGAACAAACACCATCAGTGCTAGTGCCACAAGTCCGAATTTACCTGCATGGCTCAAGCTCAGTTACTATACCGCTATTGATATGACTGGTGCAGGTTACGAGTGGGAAGATGGCGGAAGTGGTGGTATCAAAATCATCACCGTCGATTCAATTGACAACGTCTATCCGCTACTCACTATCACGGGTCCTGCGGTCAATCCTATCATCACCAATATCACTACTGGTACAGTTTTCAAGTACGCTGGCACCGTATCTTCGTCACAGACATTAAAAGTTGATATGCTAGCTAAAACCGCCACATTGAATGGCACAAACGTGATTGATAAAGTGACTGATGACTGGTTATACTTCACCCCTGGTAATAATAAGGTTGAATATACCACCACCAATACCGATACGCCTGACGCTTTGATTGAATGGCAGGAGATTGTAGGATAATGGTCACTTATGAAGTTCTACTCTATATCAATGACAGTTTAATTGGCGATATCAGACCGTTAGCACAGAACCTCGCATGGAGCAGGAAGCGGACGAAGGTCGGAGCTGATTCGATAGACTTTACCATCAATGACGTATTGTTTAACGAGTGGTGTAGCGAGCATAACATCACCATAAACGACCTACTGAAGCCTTTAGCATTAGAATGCCGTGTAAAGCGGAATGGTGACGTTTTAGTGGGTGGTTTTCTTGCCACCATGCCTGCTTATCAACCATTACAATCTAGTGCGAACCTCACCATGCACTTTGACGGGTTTTTGAACCTACTCGCTGGGTTTTATATCAGAAACACTAGCACTAATTTACCTCTTGGGACTATCACAGGTCAAGCTGGTACACTTGTTTCTAACATGATTCAACTTGCCGAAACAACTGCCACGAGTGCTGGCAAAGGATACGGATTTATTGCTGGAACCATTGACACGCTTGCTTCTATCACTCATACTTTTGATAATTACAAGACAGTCAAGGACTGGATTTGCGATAGGTGTGATAATGCGACAGGTGCAGGGCCGTTTGATGTCTATTTCCACGCTGATAAGACATATGATGTCAAAGCAGATAGCAATTTTGGCGATGTCATAAGCGATTGGGTGGCGTTTTACCCTACGCAATTAAACGGTACTTCTGTCACTTCTATATCAGCAAGCGAGGTCGGTGGGTTTTCAAGTGCGATGATTGGTTTAGGGTCGGGAGAAGTGTCGGCGGACGCTGATGAAAACACCGCCCTGTTTCAATACACCGAAGATTCAGACGCTACGATGGATTATGGGTACTTTGAGACGTTATATCAGGATTCGTCAATTTCTAGTGGAAGCGTACTGCTCAAGAATATGCAAGCCGAGTTAGCGAACAATGCGAATCCGATATGGCAACCGCAAATCACGCTAGACGGCGTGCAAGTCGCTCCTAAGCCGAGTGGGTCACATAAAATATGGGTTGGTGATACTATCACTATCAATAACTCTGTCGACCTTACAGGAATGACTAACGGCAAGTTTAGAGTGAACGAATTGAATGTCACCGTTACCGCCAATGGCGATGAAAAAATCACGCCTGTGTTGGAGCGTGTATGAGTAGCGAGCAAGAGGTTTGGGACGCTATTCGTGGGGTTGAAATTGAAATCACTAACCTCAAGACCGCCCATCGCAGACCGCTCGGAGCGTTGGACTTCTTCAAAAAAGTGCAGAGTTTGCACGTTTCTTTAGATAGCTCATACGGTACTTATACCAAAACCTTTTGGGTAGATGTAAAGATTAAAACACCTGAAGTCACGCCACCGATATTGCAGTCGGGTTGGGATTTACCGAGTGGCTTTACTTATATGGACCTATTGAATTATAGCGTGAGTAGTGATTACGCCACATTTTCGTATCAATTGTGGTTACAGTCACCGAGTATCAGTTCGGCCACATTTAATTTCTCGGCTCTATCATCGCAACCGATAGTGTCTATAGGAGTGAGGTAAAATGCCAAGTTTAGCAGAGACATTTAGCAAAAAAATACTATGGATTAAACAAGAACTGAAAAATCTCAAGACGGCTCATGTCAAGACCGCTACTACTATTGCGACTACTGCGAGTGAACGGACGCTCACGTTCGCTTTGAAGTTGCATGATTATGGCGGTGGGTATTATGAGGTGTTTAGTGCTAAGAGAGCTGTTATCACGCTTAGTACATCTGATGATACGAATATGATTAGTGCTGTTTATCTAAAAAACGTCACACCGAACAATGTAGACGGCAGGAATATATTCGTGAGACGTAGAGCTGGTGGTTCTCATAATGCCGTGTACGAGATATGGATTTACTCGATGAACGCCAACGATTATAATACTCTTATCGGTGGTGGTTCGGTGAGTTTGAACTATACTATTCAGATGGTTGGGAGTAGCAAGTTTACCAGTTCGGTAACGTGGGAGGATTTAAATATATCATGATGTTATATGACGAATTTATCACCAGATTAAAGAACTACAAGCGAGAATTATTGCAACTCAAGCAGGTAAAGCGTGCCAGTACCAACTCGAAATACTACACTTATAGCGTGAGTGGCGATACATTTTACTCCGCATGGCTTGTTACTTACAAGGCTGGTGACCAACCTATTGTGAGCGAGGTACTTAGCTACTATAACACCTCTTTATCCGTACCAAGTGGCAACCAACAGTATATTTTTTCGTTTTCGCAGGCTTCGGCACAACTCACCGTGTTATCCACTAGAGAAATACAGAGCGTGGTCGGAATTAGCCAATAAAAGTTGACCGATTATGTTATAATATAAGCATAAAACTTAAATGGAGTGTTTTATGACAGAACCAAATCTAAAAGGCAAGGACAATGCTCAATATGTACGCCAACAAAAAGGGCACAGCTTGACGCTGTGGATTTTTTTGGGTTTATGCGGTATTGGAATCCCTTGGTTGATTTATTATTCAAAAAGTCCGAACCATTATTGGCACGCATAGAACCATGACCCGATGGAGCTATATTATAGAGGTAGAGAGGTTTGGTTCCTCCTACCTCTCTTCCAATTCTTCATTTATAACTCCACAGAAGCAAAGAACCGCCGTTGAGAGCGGTTTTTTGTGATATAATAAAGATGTCTTAAATCTTAATTCTTACACAGAAGATAAGAAAAAACCGTTTCAACTGCGAGGCGGTTTTTTCATGACCCTTTAGAAAATTATAATAGAAGTGTCTTGTACCTTAACTCGCATAAAAGGGGGTGATTTTATGAGCAAGCACAAGAAAAAGAGAAGAGCGAGCCATAAAAGAAAACGTCGACAAATATCACCTAGTGTTCGAGATAGGCACCATTTGTGCTACCAAAAAGGCAAATGGGGTTACGGGTATTTAAGGGAACTCAGAGACTACTGGTATTGCAGGATAAGCATACCGAGAGACACCTTGCACCGTGCGATTCATTGTGCGGTGAATGATATACCAGTACCGAAGAATAGGAGTGCCAAAGACGCACTTGAACAGTTGCGTAGTCTTGAGAAATATGGTGCTATAACTGAGTTTGATTCGATAGAGCGAAGATTGAATCTTTTAATCGCTTTGTTTGAATGTTCAGATCAGGAAACGGCGGACGCTTTTAAGGAGCAATTAAAAGTAGTATGCGAGTACAAAAAAACCCTCTGATTTCAGGGGGTTTTTCTTGTCTTATGACCCGATAGAACACTTAAATCGAAGTATTAACAATTAAAGGAGCAATAATGGCTTATCTTAAGTTTAACGGTATTGAACCCGTAGTGTTTGGGCTTAGGGAGTGCACCCCTGAGATTAACGCTGAGATGAAACTTCGGCTATCACAAATAAAAAACTATGACGAAAAGGATTGCAAGGTGCTGGCCGAGGCGTTTCCGAATGACGAGCAATATGTCAGAAACTTCCTCAAAAAAATGAGTAAAATCGATATACAAACTCTGCACGCTTATCTAATTGGTGGGCAAAAAATGGTTGAAACCGTACTAAAAAGCGTAGAGAGGCAAATCGACAAGGCGATGGACGAGAAGAAAGCCGAGAGAGAGGCGGAAGAATGAGAGAAATAGTTGCCGTTTATCAAGATTGCGTGCTTTGTGGCGTAAAAGGACGCATGAAAATCGCTGAATACGCCAACAAGGGTATCAGCATCAAAAAAGTCGGCTTCGCTACTCCTGAGGGCAGGGAATTATGTGCTAAAGCAGTTAGTATGGGCATTGGTTCAATGCCTTTTTATGTTGACGAAGAAAAGCAGGTATTTTCTGTAAATATTGATGAATTATTAAAGAATACCGATAAAAAAACTGTAAAGAAACAAAAGAAAGCGAGAAAACATGGGACTAATGCAAAGAATAAGAACGACTAGAGATGCGAACCGACGGCAAAAAGCCAGTCAAGTACGGCAAGAGATTGCTAATCAACTGATTGTGAGTCCTTTATGTAGTGATTATGAAAACGTGTTCGCTCAGGTGCAACCTCTTATCAATGACATGAAAATGGTGCGACCTTTTGGCGTTGGTAAGAATGGTGGGAGATTACCGATTGCTAGAACGCCTGAACTCAATTTATTAAACTTACCGAATGACGAAATGGGTTGGGGTGAGTTTGCTGGGTCGATGTTTGCTACATGGCTCACCGAGGACGAGCTTGATATTCATGTCCACTTGAATGGCCGGAGAGTTATCGGATATACCATACTTGCACCAGGGTCGAAAGTTTACCTCAATAATGGTGATTATTACTTCCAAGTTATGACCGATGAGGGAATGATTAACTTGACTCGTGACGAGGTGATGTCACTCCGTTTCTCACGCTCACCGAAGAACCTGCAGAGAGGCATATCACCTGCAACTGCAGTTCGTGCTTGGGCACAGGCTGAGGACGTATTGGCTCAGTACGAGAGAGCATATATCGAGAATGGTGCAATTCCTGCTTCTATCACGTTTATCCGTGCCAGTTCGCAAGACAAGTTTAATCAAGTACGAAAAGAACTCGAAACCAATCTCAGGGGAGCGTCTAATCACGGCAAAACCATTTACGTTTGGAGACAGTTTAACAATGATACTGGCGAGAGTATGGATCAGGTGGAAGTCAAGACTATACAAGGGAACAACTCTACTCTTGCGATTAAAGAACTCACCGATATCATCAATGACCACTTAAATAAAGCCTATGGGGTGTCGAACTTTATACTCGGCGATGATTCTAGTGCGAAATATGACAACGCTGAACTTAGTGATTACCAATTCATTAAAAGACGTGTTTATCCTGCACTCACCGCCTTTTGGGACCAATTCCAGTTCGAGCTTGACCGCATTGTGGGTGGCTTGGGTTACGGCATATCGTTTGAACTCGAACTCCCCGACCTCACCGAGCGACTAAAGGTACGAGCCGAAACCAACAAAATCAGAACTGAAACGCTCACCGCTATGATTCAGAGTGGAGCGAAACCTAGAGACGCTGTCAAAGCATTAAACCTTGACGATAGTTGGCTGAATGTTGCGAGGGGGATTGAAACTATGACACTGGCGGGTTTGGCGGTAGACAAAATAAACAATTTATCAAAAGCAATACATGACCGAAAAGAATGCAAAAATCACACTCTATTAAACACAAGTCTCCCTTGCAACCATGGCTATACCTCCTGTGGTTGCACCGCCACCTCGCAGAAACCTGCCAGTGTTACTCAAGACGTTTTACCTGAAATGACTGAGGACGAGAAAAAGATATACAACACTCTTTTATCGATGGCGGAGCGTATTTACTCTAGCACGCCGAATATTGACGCTGAGGGTGTCATTGATGAAATATCGGAAGTATTGAACAGACGGGCAGAATTAGGAGCTATTGATGGTGCCGAAGCTATATCGAAATTACTTAAAAATAAAGATGTTGTCGAAGAAATTAAAAGCGAGATTGAAAAGATAGAAGTGTCGGGAACACTCAAAGACCGTATCAAAGACCGTACTGCAGAACTCGTGAACAATTATGGCGACGAAACTAAAAGGCTAATGGAGCAGACCCTTGCCAACTCACAAGGACTAAGTGCTGGCGAAATTAAAAAGGTACTTGCTCAGTTATACGACAAAGAAAACCGTTGGCGTGCCGAGAGAATTGCAAGAACCGAGACCGTTTACGCATTCAAGAGTGGTCGACTAGACGAAGACGAGAAAATCGCTGATAAATATGGATTAAAAATGAAACTCGTATGGCACGCTAGACCAGGTGCTTGCGATGTTTGCTCGGCAATGGACGGTGAAGAAACTACACTCGGAGTTGCTTTTGCCGATGAAAAAGACGGTGTATTTTGGGAAAAGAACCAATGGAACGACGAGGGTAAAATACCTGCACCACATCCGAACTGTAGATGTTACTTCGACGAAGTCGTGGAGGCCGAATAATGGGTGGCATTCGGATTATATGTCCTAATTGTAAACGAATCCTCGGTGATACTGATTCTTCGATAGACTGCAACATGAATTGTAGAGGTTGCAAGAAAACTGTACATATTTGCATGAAAGTCGCTAGTTATGCGGACTATATTAAAACTAAAGCCAAAAAGGAGAAAGACAATGGCGAAGAAAAAACAAGACAACATTAAGCAGTTGGTCGGCACTCTATTAGTGCTTGGACTATTAGCGTGTGCGGTAGCGGTTGGATTCAATGTCACCTATCGTGTTAAGTTTACCGAAGAAGCAACTACGGCGGAGATTATTTTCTCTGAAGAACAACAGCCTGCTTTTATCGAAGAAGGAGATAAAGGCGAAGTAGTAGAAACTACTGAATATGACGGCGAAGAAATAAAAACAGTTGAAGAAGTTGACGGCGGTCTATTCGAGGACGCCAATACTGGTTTATCTGAAACCGAAGGCGATTACGAAGATTTAGGAGCTTCAGTAGAAACTTTTGATACTTCTACACCTGAGGCTTTTAAGAACGCTACGCTTGGCAAGTGCGTGTACGCCTCGAATAAATACGGCGCACAATGCGTTAGTCTCGCACGGAGCTTCTGGTACTCGTACGCTCATCGTGACGTTTCCACTTGCGGTACTGGCATGGCCAAAGGTATGATGAATTGTGCAGATAAAAACGCTGGTAACGACTTTATCGTTTACTGGAGTGATTCTGCTAGTAAAATACAGTCAGGTGACTGGTTAGTGTTTGACGGTGGACAATATGGACACGTCGGAATGGCACTTGGACCTGTTACGAATGGGTATGTCGCTTTACTTGGTGAAAATCAGGGCGGAGCGTACTGTCAGGGTGGTGGTGCGGCCACTAACATCATTAATATCAGCATTAAGAACCTAATCGGCTTCTATCGTCCGAAGTCTTATATCAAACCAGAACCAAAACCAACCCCAACCCCAACTCCGACACCAGCACCAACTCCTACACCTGTAGTTGATAAATGCAAAACTCGTACCGTTGTCAAGGGTGACACGATGGGCAAAATCATGAAAGAATGTACTGGCAAGACCGTATGGGGCAAAGCGATGAACGACTATGCGTCGCATTGGTATTCGACCAAATTCAAAAAGTACCTCACCGTTTTCGATGGTTGGACTTCAAAAAATGGCGTAGGATTGTTTGCTGGGGACGTAATTGAATATAAGGACACCAAGTAGCATGGAAAGTATCGCTGTGGCTTTAATAACGGGCGTTCTAGCCGTGTGTGGGACTTATGTGGGCAATGTTACCATTTCTCGCAAAAAGACCCGTCAGGACGCAATTCGTGACGCTAAACGAGACCAACAGTTGGACGATAGACTTGACCGTTTAGAAAAGAAAGTCGACGAACATAACGGCTACGCAGTAAAGTTTGGTGATATTGGCAAAGATATTGCAATAATTAAAACAGAAATTGAATTTCTGAGAAAGGAACACAATAAATAATGGCAAACCCTAACAATGCTTTAGGAACAAACTCGGCTTTTGGCGGTAGAACGTCTGTCAATGCGTTTAACGACGTTTTAGGTGCTTTCAGTGGCCGAGGAATTATAAGTGGTTGGAGTTGCTCACCGAGTAGCGGACTGACCGTCACGCTTGGTGGCAACGGCACCGCTAGAGATGTGGCTATTGCGGAAGATTCGGCTGGCAATAAGACCACCGTCAACAATTTATCTGAATCACCGATATCCGTCACGATGGATTCGGCACCTGCGAGCAACACTCGTATTGACTCGATTATTGCTTATATCGAAAGCTCACCGCAGGGAAATGCGACAACTGATAACCCTGAGGTAGTGAACCTGCTTGTCGTAGATGGCACGGCTTCGAGTACTCCTACTGCACCTGATGACAGTGCGATTAGAACCGCTATCACTGCCGATGGTGCGAGTGGTACGACTGCTTATTATGTCGTGCTTGCCAATATAACCATCACTACTGGTACAACTGATATCAGCTCGAATATGATTGCGAGTGGTGGAAATGCCAAACTTGCGAGCGATAACGTACCACCTGTTACGGCGGACATGATAGATTTTACGACACTCGGCGGCAATTATAGCACTACGGAACAAGATACTGGATTCACATGGATAAATGGCGAACATATCTATAAAAAGACTGTAAACTTCGGCGCACTGCCAGACACTACGGGGAAAAGCGTAGCCCACAACATCACTGGGCTTGATTGGGTTATAGAGTTTAGTGGTGTAACCTACAATCCGTCAATAAATACTTATCTTACGCTTCCATGCGCATCGGCTTCTAGCTACCCAATATCTCTAGCCGTCAGTAACACAAATGTTGATGTCACAACGACAAATGACAGAAGTGGATATACACAATCTTATATTACACTCTATTATACTAAAACATCATAGGAGGAAAAATGGCAAATCAAGTAGTAACAATTATAGACAATGAAGGTAATAACATCTACCCAGTAGCTGGGGCTTTGATGCAAGAGTCAGTGACGACTAGCACGATCAACAATGGTGCGGTGACTGCGGATAAGATTGATTTTACGACACTCGGCGGCAATTATAGCACTACGGAACAAGATACTGGATTCACATGGATAAATGGCGAACATATCTACAAAAAGACGATTGACCTTGGTGGGTTGCCAAACGCTACAACTAAAAGCATAGCGCATGGTATCACTAACCTTGGAAGAATAATCAAGCAAGAATCATGGGCTTATTCTTCAACAGACAGCACCTTTCTATTTATCCCCCATACTAATACTGGCTACATAGACCGGCAAGTAGTAGTTGTGGTAGTGGGGTCGAACATAGATATTCGTGCAGGTTCCGATCAGTCACCTTATACCGAGGCTTATACTACGCTCTATTATACAAAAACCGCCTAAATCAATCTTGTTAGTTGATTTTGTTTCTTGTTTGATGTATAATTAAGGCAAGCAATCAATTTAGCCCTTCGCAAGACCGCCTTCGGGTGGTCGAGCGAGGGTTTTTCTGTTGTAAGTTTTTTTTCGCAATAACTTATTTAATGCGTAAAGGAGGATTATATGCCGAGACATATACCGTTTTATTCTGAACTATTAGAAGACGGAGTCACGACTAGTGAAGTGCTATTATATGGGCTTATCGAAGCGTCATCGTTTAAGGAAGGCTATTGTTTTGCGTCTAGCGAATACATGGCGAAACAAATTGGCGTGTCGGTTGGAACTGTAAAGAATGTACTCACCAAGATAAATAAAAGAGGTTGGATTGAAGTGGACATAAAAGGAAACAAGCGTGTTGCGATTAAACCATTGATTGGTTTAGCCGTAAAGAAAAAAGAGCGTCACGCAAAAATGACAACTTGTGGAAAACTATGTGGAAAAGTAGGTGGAAAACAAGTGGAAAAAGACGGAGAGCGTCACGCTAGAATGACGGTAGCGTCACGTCAGAATGACGCTCTCTCATCTGTTCTAACAGATAGCCTAATAAATAGTATAATAAATAATAGTAGTAGTAAGGACGATTCGAAAAAACCGTCGACTGGCTTGGCTGGCAATGGGCCAGCCAGTCGACTTGACCCGAACGAGTTTGAAAAAAGGGAAGACTACGAAGATGCGTTTTATCGACGCAACACATTTTGTTTAGGTAGACAGTAACTTTAATAAGCGAGGTAGGAAAGGCTATGAATGGCGAAAAAACCAAAAGAATGGGGCTTGCACTACCTCAATCAACAGATTAGTGCTATGCGATGGCTAGCGAAACAGGGGTTGACCCCTGAAGAAATTAGAAACTTTAGATGGGGATTGGTCGATGAAACTACCAAAACCGTGACAGTTCACCGACCTCTGTACTTTATCAGATATGATATCAAGACTGGACTGATCAGCAGGGTGGAAGACGAAAAGGAAATTAAAGTGCCGATAGACAGGGAACAGCAGTGGTTTTTTCTAAAGTCGAAATACACTTGTCCATGGACGTTTACGAAGATACCACCGAGGACATGGCGAAGGGAAGAGAGCCGTGCTTCTCTGTTCTCTGTTGAAGATGTGGAAAACTACCTCAGAGAGATACCTCTAGAAACCACAAACGTGTTGACTTTAATTGAAAAATTTGATACAATAGATATATCGAAATTGAACATTACAAAATTGAAACCGATGGAGCAAATAGATGAAGCAGAAGTGGTAAGATGAACTGGGGCGAATATAGAACGCCCAGTCAACGCTTAAATGCTAAATGTCGCACAATATATGTTGATATAGTGGTGAACGACTGTATGCTATAAGTATAAGCTCCATAAACTGGGGCTATTTTGATTGCTTTGGATATTCAAATTCGAGGACTTTAACAATTAGGGAATTATCAAACAATAAACGGTTGACTATCCAATATCGGGGGTTCTCTTTTCGATTTTGTAATGTTCAAGCCCCCGATGTCGGGTAGTCAACAATAAAGGAGATTAAAATGAAGAAACTTATAAGCCTTATTGTAGGCGTGCCTGCGATGATGATATTCGCTGGCGAATGTGGAGCCGAATACATTGGCTTGCAACTTGCGTGTGCTGGCGTACTAGTCGCACTGTTTATGTGGAACGTGAACTTTGGGGAGAACAAAGATGTTCGATAACGATTTTGCAGAACCAAATGACTATATTGATATGCACCCCGAGTGTCGTGTCATGGACGATTTAGTCCGTGAGGCGAGGGAAGAAGAACTCGAGGATATTAAAAGAAAAGGAGAATAAATGAAGATTAACGTTGTAGAAGTAAAAGACTCAGACAATGCGAGCGTGTTCGCAGAGTTTTATGAGATGGGTCGACAGAATGCTTTGAAGATAATGGGGGACAAATAAATGAGTAAAACTAACGAAATTGCTACTAAAGACGAAATAGTTGAGTTGAAAGGTCCTAGTCAATTCTTAGACTTCGCTACTCAGCTCAAAAAGATGATTGTAGACAATAACCTTTACACCAACATTAAAGGTAAAAACTATGTAAACGTTGAGGGGTGGCAAATTGCTGGCTCATTTACAGGTAGCTACCCGATTGTGGAAAAAGTTGAAGATTTGAGCAATGGCATCACCTACAAATATCGTGCCGAGGTTAGTCTTAGAGACGCTGAGACAGGAAACGTAGTCGGGTATGGTGTTGCGATATGTTCTAACAAAGAAGCTGGCAAAAAGAACTTCGACGAATACGCCGTTGCTTCGATGGCTCAGACTAGAGCGATTGGTAAAGCGTACCGCATGAAAATCGGGTGGCTTCTAAAGGTCGCAGGATACGAAACAACACCTGCCGAAGAGATGGATACAGTAAAAGCGAAAGAAGCTGAAATCATAAGCAGGAGGCGGTATGAGTAAAATCAAGCGAGAACATTGGGAAGCTATTGAAAACGGTGAGCTTGACCTCACGGAGGAAAACGAAAATGTGGTTTAAGGATTTGACTGTTGGAGAAGCGAGAGCATTAAATGAGGCCGCCAAACGGACTTGCGAGTTCGAGGTGACTTCGCAAACTGGGGGAGAATAGGAGGAATAGCACGGTGGGAAGATTTAGGGCGGAAGCAGTGATTGTGAAAAGAGTAGACGACCTCACCATCGTATTTTACGACAAAGAAAACATTTACATTAAGGACGACAACCATGGGTGGACAGTGTTCCACCGATGGTTCGCTCCTAAAGGCTCATATACAGGTGGGTGGCAACAGTTTAGACACTTGCTACTATACGAAAAAAAGATAACTTTTGACCACTGCTATCGGTTGGCTTTTCGCTACGATATACCGTCACAGGCGAGTGTGAGGCCACCGAAATTAAATGACTTAAAAATAGTCGAGAGAATTAACTAGAGAAGTAAAACAACATGAAGATTAACACTAAAGATATGAGGCATAAGATTATGAGGGTAGTAAATTGGCTACCTAATGCCTCAAATGATGACAAATTGCTCATCGCCAAGATATGGGAGAGCGAGGGGTGGGACTACATGGACGATATCTACACCAATTTACGGCGTGTCAGTAGCCCTGAGACGATTAGACGTACTCGGCAAAAGCTAGTCGAGGAAGGCGTTATCAAGCCGTCTGAAACTGCCACTGAATATCGATACCGAGACTTTAAGCGAGCGAGGGTGGCGGTATGAGGTGGTTTAAGAAACGCAAAAATGGTGCGGTT